ACACGCGAGTGCACAGATCAACTCTCACCTTGTCATCGGATATTGTACGCTGGTCTGTGCACACACTATCATCCCTAATTACCACACAGAGTGGTTTTCGTTCCCACGTAACTGGAAATCTCAACGAAGCGCGGGCTACTCCGGAGATAATACTCTGGCTTGTTTCCAAGAAACCAGGGGTTTAATGTTGTCCTTCATCCACGATATTGTATGATGGATTCGAGAAACTCTGCGGCAACGGTCTTTCCAGACTGTCTCTTCAACTTTTCATAATGTCGCCGTTCAGCAGTGGTGAGTTTAGCAAGCTTCTCCGACTTCTCGGAGGCACGAAGTGTGCCGCCGGTCAAAGAAGAAGCAAAGGACCATTTGTCTCGACTATTCAAGATTCGCTCGTCACGTTTCTTTAATATGCTTCGTCCATCGCTAATTGACCCCCCGGCGAGAACAGTGGCCGCTGCCACGTCCTCTGCCGTATAGCCGGGATATGACACGTCCGGATTCCAAGCCTCGATCAGATCCGGATCAGGATCGAAATTGCGAATTGTTCGAGTAGGTTGAGGCTTGGGCAGACCCGGGGGTCGCAAATTACCCTTGAGACGTGACGCTGTCGTGGTCGCTTCATCGTCTTTGGGAAGGTTTATAGTTATACCTTCCCATGGGTCTTCCCCTGTGTATTCGGGGGCATCGCCATCGTCGGGCGGAAGGGAGGAGCTCTCAGATTCGGGCTCACTCCTTTTGCTCGAACCAGGATCGAGCACTTCTTGCGAAGGAGTGTTAAGGTCTTGTCTTTGACCGGTTTGTGTCAGCGAGGAGTTTTCCTTCTCCTCTTGTTTGCCCAAACCAGCATCAGGCACCTCTATGGAGGGAGTGTTAAGGTCTTGTCTTTGACCGGTTTCAGCAGGTAAGGGGTTTTCCTTCCCCTGAATGGAATTCCTCTTGGGAATTCTTCTATTTGGCACGTTCCCGTTTTCGTCGTCCTCATCTATTGAAATTGAAATCGCCCCCCATTCACAGTATTTCTCTGTATAATTTCCATATGATACTGTGAAGTTGTACGAACTATCCTTTTGGATAGGGGGAGGGTATAATAACCAGCCTCCTTCGTCATCATCGCATATGAGGTGGAATGAGGCGAACCAATCGACCTCTACAACCCGAGCTGTATCAAAATGTTTTCCGTTCATAGTAGCATCTGGGTGGCCGGGGACAAAGGTAGTGTTGTTTTGAAAATTTTCTATTTTACAACCTTTGTACTCTCCGACCATCCAACTCCGTTGTGATCTGTCATATGCGATGTTTCCCAACCAACTCCCATCAATATCTCCGCCTATGTGCTTAACAACGAATTCACCGTTACATTCAATGTAGACGTGAAATTTTCCTTTATCCGCTGGCACAACCATATAGGGCTCGGCGCATCTGCGATCATTGCGCGAATAGTTTGCCTGGAGATTGATAGTGTCCCACTTTTCATTTTCCCACTTGTACATACTGACGGAGTAAAGACTCTTGACGTCAATATTTCTGTCGTTTTCAGCAGTGATGATCTTACATTGTGGGTTCCCTTCATAACCCCAAAATCTGGCTCCTTTCGGAGCAGGTTGGGGGGGAGGGGGGGGAGGATCGGGGGAACTGCCGTCTACCTATTTTGGGTTCTGGACCTGGCACTGGATGGTGATCTTGAAACTGCCCGCAACCGTGGAGGATCCATTTCCTTTGTAGAGGACCCTGAATTGATCTTTAGTTGCGTCGTGCCATTCCAACCCGTTGATGAACTTAGCTGTCCAACTCCGTGATCCATTCTTGGTGATTCCGAATTTATTAACCGTGGATTGGAGGGAGCTAAGTTTGCAATGGGGGTCCAACTCATAAGAGATGGAGCCTGAGGAGGTGGAAGAGGCCTCGGAGATGAACTCCAACTTAACCATTGTGATTTTATATTCATGGTAGGCCTTGAGTATTCCAGAGCTGAATGCTGGGCTCTCTGATAGAGACGGCCCGAAGGTGATACTTCCTGAGGAACTGCCCAAGAGATTGTCTTTTGAAAATACGAATGTCTCGCCTTGGCGTCCTCCTCTAGCTCTGCCTCCTCTATTAACACGTCGGCGGTTTCTTCGTCGTCGTCCTCCGCGCTGTGCTGGCCCAATGGCTTGGACCATAGCCACGCGGACACGCCTTGCAGGGCGCCTATTGCGCCGCCTTCTTCGTGTTCCATTGCTAGATCTAACCGCGACCGTATTCATTAACTATTGAACGCACGTGGGCGGAGATCTTTAGGTAGACTAAGTATAAACCAGCTGCCGATAAGGGTATGGACAACAGAAAACCTGAGGCGAAGCCTGCTAAGAATTTATAATCCGTTTTCTGTTTGCTGGTATAGTGCTTGACTTTAGCCTCCGACGTTTGCAACAAGTCTGACTCGGCTGGCTTTGAGGGTGAGCGCGCTTTATATGTTATCTTTTGTGCCTCAACTAGAGAAAAGGCACGCGCTCACCAAGGGGATCGCTTCAGGTACATGCCGCAGCTCATTTAGAACTGAATAACAGGCGGACATGTAGTTCGCGATCACCTCCATGGGTGTACATCCCGGCCTAATGTTATACCCATGGATCAGTTTGTATAACATCTTTCCGACATTGACCGGAATGGCGAGGCTCGAACTTTTGAAATGATGCGAACAAAACTCTAGTTTGTCCGAAACCTCGACTTTGAGTCCAAGATCTGAGTATACTCGAAGATCTGTATCACTGGACTCTAGGGCGTCATCGCCCATAGCTATGCACCAGGAAGCTCCTGCATAGATCGACGCCATTACGCGGATTCTTGAATTGGAGGAGCTTGTATTATAGCTTCCCGACTTCTGGACGCCGGGGAATTCCTGGGCAAGCAATGTGCCATCAGATAGGCATAGCACAGAGTTCGCTATGCACTTCAACCAAGCGGCCCTTAATCGCTTGGTGAGCTCAGTATTGTTGAGGGTCAGGTTGTTCCTAACCACCATGTCATCTTCGAGCATCCATGATGACACGCTCCAGTCAAAACCGGAGCAATCCGTGGGAACGACACACTCATGCCATCGTTCAATAATGTCCCCACGACTCTCCTTCACATATTGGGAGAGATTTCGAGCAAAGTCGGTAATTTGCTCGTCGGTGGATAGTCCTAAACCGGGTTTACTCGGGATCGCTCTCCACAAAGCGATCTCGGTTTTGTTCTGATTTTGGAATAAAACCCGGGCTACCAATTGATCAACCATGGAAACTGACATTATGAGGCGGTAGCGGCCTTCATCCAGTTTCGATTGCTTGTGCGGTTCGCCTTTAACGAACACTCTTATCGGATCACAGAGACCCGCCTGGACAAGCTCCTCGGGCGATAGTGCTTCAAAGCTAACTTCTGACATCTTCTTTAGGCGGTCAAAAGCCAGCCGAGCGACTAGGGGCAACAAACTTTCGTCGTGCACCCACTGCGCGAGGGTGGTTTTACCATAGGCGATGTAAGGAACTCCTACACCGGCATCCAGGGACAGGAATGGGATGGCACTTTTGATATCCTCGAGAAAGCCTTCCCACGACAGTTCTTCCTGTCTTGCACAAGCCGGAGCACAGGACTTTACACTGCTGTAGCGCTCCGTAAGCTCAGCAATGACGCGCTCACGCTCAGATTGGCATGGTATAGTGGCTGAAGAGGCGCGTTCTCTCCAGCGAGCGGATTGGAGCCGCAAGCTTTTCAACTCCGCGGCCGGCCCGAACTCGGGCCAGCCGAACCCTCTTGTCGCCGCACCCAGTGCGGGATACTCTTTGGTGAGGGTCTTCCCCCATTCTGTCTCGCCCTTTTTCCTGGGGCGGTAGAATTGGGGCAGGTAGCCGCAGTTGCGGAACCCGGGGACTTCCGATGAGGGGGCACATACGTCCCATTTGTAGAAACTGTTGAAATAGTGTCGGAAGTCCTCTGCTTGCTTGGCCGACGAGACCGGCGGGTACGTTTCGGGGCTTGCTTGTTCATGTGGAATAGTTTTTCCGCAAGCTTCTCCGCTGCAGTCTCTTTTATGCCCTCCAGAGAAATGTTGGCCATCATTTTCTCCATCATTTCCTGCATCATTTTCTGGAAGTCGGCTGGGGCCCCGTTGATTTGGCAGTCGGGCCTGCCCTGCTCGTTTCCCTGAACAGTTGAGGGGCCATTGAAGTCTTTAGCAGCTGCTTCATAATACTCCTCATCGGAGTCATAATCAGCCCATGCTTTGCCGGACGCGGGTTTATAGTCTTTCAATCGTGCGTATTCCTCCGACAGGGCTTTTGATAAATTGGCGTCATTAAACAGCTTGCCAGTAGGAGCCGTTGTCTCAAACCGCAAGACAGGAACGGTGAGACCTTCAATGGCTGGGATCGGATTCATGATATTGTAGTTATTTTCTGGATCCGGTCCCCTGAGCACTCCCAAAACGTGTTTCCCGTTGAAGAACGGGGCACCGCTATGCCCTGGTAGGGAGTTGACTAACACGGCAACTGAGCCGTCTTTTAAAGCTCCGAGGAGCTTACTATTGGTCATACTCCAAACTCCCTCTTGATTAAACCGAAAGAAGGAGGCTTCACACCCAGCCAATTTGTCCATGCACACCATTGGGCATGGCTTCACTCCTAGAGTGGATTGGAAATTTTCCGGTGGGGTCAATAGACATAAGTCTAATGACTTCCAAACGGCAAGGGTGGAGCATTTGGCCAGGGAAATTCTGCTGCCCGTGCGACGAGAGAACAGGAACTTGTCATCGCTGCCTTCCAGGCAGTGGAGGCTCGTTAAAACAGCACTCTCAAAGGCTCCAGAGGCTGTTTTCTTGTAGGTCTGCACAGTAACTGCATACCCACAGTGACTACCATTATCGTAGGTAATCTCTATTACGGACTTAGAAGGGGGACTCATAGGTATTTCAAAAGAATTCCACCCCTTCAATTGTTTCTCCCAGCAATTAATCTTCCTCACTCTCATATTCCGGAACGGAGTCAGCATTCCATAGAATATTGAACATATCCACTTTATAGTGTTCAGTAGGATGAGTGGGAAGGGGGCAAGCAGCCCAAATAGGGCTTTGCAGCATTTCGCCATACACGCGGTGCAGGCTACCAAAAATGCTATCGTTAAGGCGCGGAGAAAATGTGTTCTCACGAATTGATAGACGCACCAAACGACGCCCCAAAGCATGGACCTCCATAAGTAGATCATCCAATCGATCAGCAACGTGCAAGCGTCGCTCGCAAGTGCTCTCGACAAATTGTAAATACTGATGGAGAAATCCTTGAATTGCTGGGTGGCCCCCGACCACAATCTCTTCCCATCTTCTTGGATGTTTTCTGATAACTTCTGGAAGATGGTGTGATATGAATAGTCGCAGGTAATCTCCTCCTGCTCCTGGGGGGGCCAGTGAAAAGTCCTTTCTATCCACCGAACCCGCGGCTGGTCTGATGACCACTCCGCATTCAGCAGCCCATCGAATGAGCTGTTGAAATCCGCTTTCTGGGGCGGAATAAGTTCGGTGCCCTGTTCGGGCCACGTCGCTGCGCAGAGCGACAGGGAAAAGAAAAAGAAGACAACGAATCGCATATTCATAATTAAATTGTTCAAATTGAACTGAACAATACAACAGCGAGGAGGCAAGATTGTCTCTAAAGAAAATGCCTAGGCTGTAGATGCGTTCGCGAAGGGACTCGAAACGAGTTGGGAAAAGGTGCGCTGAATTGTTAGGGTCAAAGCAATAGCGCATGACAGGGTACAGGCAACACTTAAAGGAGGAGTAAATACTCAACTCTCTATCAGTT